ATAGTGGAGGGCGCGAATGAATTACCGAACACTTGAGGAACTAAAGGCAAGGGCGATGTTTGAAACCGAGGAATCGTACCTCCAATGGGTTGCTGATATGAAAGAAGTCTGCGATTACATCAACAAGGCGCATGACGATGAATAACATTAACAAAAGAGAGTAAGGAGTTAGACACATGAAAGATATATTTAAATGCTCTGCCTGTGGGTGTAAGCACCCTACGCACATGGAATCAGAGGAGGACACATCTCTGTGCAAGTGGTGTACCGGAGAGGAAGAAAATATTTTCGAAGGGGAGCCTGAATCCTAAAGTCAGGCCTTAGATTGATGAGAACCCTAACCCCCCGAGGTGGATATGCTAGATGCAGACCTATTCGCTGAAATGATTCAGCATTACAAGACCCGATATAACGACAAAGGGATGGATAACCAAACTCAACAGATTTGGTGGCAACGACTTCAGCAACACGACAATCGGAAATTTTCAAATGCGATGGTCGATTTGTGCGGCAGACGCCAATATCCGTTTGGTTGGGCTGAATTAGACTCATTCATCAAAGACAAGTATCGGTCTGATGGATTCCATCATCAGCAGCAATCGACAACTCAATCAAAGGTGGCTCCTCCGACAAAAGAAGAATCTGCATGGTTCGGAAGACTCACCGGAGCCATTGATAGATGCAAAAAATCGACAGAACACCCTTCGGGATATTGGAAAGACCGGTATTATCGAATCATGACGAAGAAGTTCCCAAGGGAGATTTATGACATCGCAAGAGAATCAGGACTCGAAGAAATGCAAGAGTGGGTCAAAGAATTCGGAAACCACTACTTACAATCGAGTCGTAATATCCATTCCAAAAAAAGTAGAATCGCTCAATCAGTTTCTCCACGGAGGCCGAACAATGAGGGCGCACTCTTCTAAATACGCCACATACAAAAAAGGGTGGCATCAGCAAATCTCTCTCAGACTTCCTCAGAGGCCCAAGATCAAAAAACCGGCTCGGGCTATATTCTTATCCATTCGATCAAGATACCTCGATACAGACAATCTCTACGGCGGTAGCAAGCCTGTGAGGGATGTGTTGAGGAAGCTCGGTTACTTTTGGGACGACAATCCGGCTTGGCTCGAATACTACTGCTTTCAGGTCAAACACAAAGAGAGAAATCAAACTGATAGAACGATTATCGGGATTGAATGGGTCGATTCTCTGTCCACCCAAGATTTGCTCTCTGAAAAGGCTGAAGAATTTGGGTTCCTAGATCAGATGAAGCAGTTTCTTCCTTAATGTATTCAGCATGGCATTTGACAGACGATCAGCAGTCAGGTAGAAATAGGTATGTCAGAAAATACTGAACACGGGATACTTTCGATTCTTGGGAAGCTGAAATACGCTCAGCAAGAAGGATTGCCTGTACCGAAACTTGCTCCCGACACTCGCAGAGCAGTTGTTGTTCACTTGCTAGATGAAGGCGTAGCGAAGATTGAGATTGCTTCAATCCTGCAAATCTCTCGCACGACTCTTTGGGAGGATCAAAAACGAATTTCTGAGGGATACACGAATAATGTGTTCTTTGAGACAGTTAACGAAACGGCAGAACGCATCAATCGCCGGTTTGACCACCTGTATTCAAAAGCGGTCAAGACAGATGATTATAGGCTTGCATTGGAGGTTGAATGTCGCCGTATCGACAAATTACAGTCAATTGGAATGGTAGCGAAGAATGCCGAACGAATTGAAATTGGATCAGCAGAGAGCCATAAAGACGAAATTATCGAGTCTCTCCTTGCCGATCTTGGAGTCTCTGCAATCCAAGTTGAGGCAGAGCCAATTACAGAGGTGTCAGACTGACTGCCAATACTTCCTATTCAACTTCGTCAGAACGATTGATGATTTAGGTGTAGTCCGACAATATCCTCCAACTGAACACATTACTAAAGCTGTCACTCGATGGCTGAAGAAGGGTGCAGTTACAGTTGATGTGAAATCGGCTCAGAACATGATTACTTGGGCATCTGCCGGGGTCATGGTTTGGGAGATTCTATTCCGTAAGAACATTCAGAACGGATACTTCTCTATTGGTCAGTTAGAATCAACTGCGGTGAAAGATAGGTGTCAAGGCATCATCGACAGACTGCCTGAGTGGTTCATGAGAATGGCAGGGCTGACTCAAATCGGGGAATCCAAACTAGAAATCGTCATCGCTCACGGACGAAAAGATAAGTCGAATATCAGGTTCATGCACGCAGGAGAGAAAGCCGGACGCTCATTTACCTTCTTCCGAGTCATGCTTGATGAGTTCGCTTACATGAGAAACGCCGAGGAAATCTACAATGCCAACAAGCCTCGCTGTCATTATCTGAATGCTTGGTCTACTGCTCCTGAGGGCAAGAGATCGTACTTCTACAAGCTATACTCCAATGCCTTCAAATACGGCATTGACGCTCAATTCATCACCTACAAGGAGAATCCGTTTTGGACGGAAGAAAAGATAGCCCGAGTCAAACGGGGAATGTCAGACAAAAGATGGCGAAGGGAGATGGAAGGTGAGTTCCTCTCAGAAGGTGGCCGGGTCTACGAAGTCTTTGATCGCTCGACCCATGTTGTCGATCCTGCTGATTTTCCCGTTTCTCCTGATTGGGAGTTTTATAGTGGTACTGACTTTGGCTATCAGCACCCCTTTTGTCATCTTTGGGTTGCTAAGATCCCTTGCGGATCATTCCATCGTTGGTACATCTTCCACGAACTCTACGAAACCCAAAAGCTCCTCAGAGACCTCTCCGTCAGCATCCACGCAAGAGACAACCAATGGCGACACTACGATTACGGAACTAAGAGCGGTGGGATACAGAAATTTAGGATCAAAGGAAACTACACGGATCAGGTTTCGGATGCGGCGGGGGCTAGAGAGAGGGCCGAATTACAGAAACTAGGGATTAGGACTAGAGCCTCTAAGAAGGGGCCTGATTCAGTCCGAGCCAAGATTGACTTAGTGCGAACTGCACTCGAACCTCAGTTAGATGATTTACCGGGCTTGATTGTTTCGTCAGAATGTGCTAATACAATCTTTGAATTCGAGAACTATATGTATAAAGAAATCAATGAGGGCGAGAATTCAGATGACAAACCAATGAAGGAATGGGATCACGCTATGGATGTAATCGGTGACTTGCTGATTACTGTAAACAGTAAGGGCCGATATGTTGCCCCTGAAATCGTGATTAGGAGATAGTTATGGCCCAAGACGAGGCAGTATTCACAGAAGCAGTCCCTCTCGAAAGAGTTCAATTGTGGCTAAAAGACCTTAAAGACAGCGCACCTACCTCCCGAACCAATCCGACCAATGCTGAGTTCTTCCGTCAAAGGAAGCTGATGTCGAAGTATGTCTATGATATGTACTCCGGCAATCGCCAACTCGCCTTGCTTGATTCTGAGATGCAACGGCAGTTCCCTGAGACTCACTCCGAAAAGCCTCGCCAAGTCGAGAACATCACAAAGACCATCGTTGATGCTATATCCGTGGTCTACAAATCACCGCCTGATCGCCGCCTGTCTGCTTCTGAAACCGAAGAAGCTAATCTGTCAGATGAGGCTAAAAAGGAACTACAGGCCGAATACGATAAGATTACCGAGGAAAGCAACCTCGATATGTCCTTTCAAAAGCTAGAGAGATACCTTAATTTCGACTGCTCCGACCTCATTCAGATCATGTTTGTAGACGGCAAGATGAAATACAAGGTGTGGCCTCAATTCCTGTTCGACATCCTCAAAGACGATATGGGCCGTGTAATCGCAGTCGCTCTATCTGACTTTGACGAAACCTCACCGAGCGATATTAAGAATTGGATCGTTTGGACGGATTCCAACTATTGGAAATTCGATAAAGACCTGATGCTAGTGGAAAACCCTAACAATCCGGATAATGAAAACCCCTATGGCGAGATTCCTTTTGTCTTTGCTACCTACGAAGAACCGGATCAGGGAAACTACTGCGAGTCAGACATCATCCTCGCTCAGACAAACCTCAATATCAACCTCCTGCTGTCAGACATGATCGACCTAGCTGACTTTCAAGTGCATGGTCAATTGGTCGGGCTGAATGTCGATATGCCTGAAAATGCTAAATGGGGCAAAGAGCATATGTTGATGTACAGGCCTGAGAACCCTGATATTTCATCGTCTATCGAATTCTTGAAACCTGATGCGAATTTTGAGGGGCTGTTGATGACGATTAATCGCTTTCTCTCGGGTCTGTCTACCTCGATGGGACTGCCCCCAAACACCTTCTCGATGGAAAGACAATCTGCCGAGTCGGGAGTAGCCTTGAAAATCAGATCAGCCCCTCTTATCGAACTCAGGGAATCAATGGAAGTCAAATTCATTGACATTGAGGATCAGGTCAGGCAGAAGACGATTATCGTTTGGAACGCTCACGAAGCCGATCATGTCGAGAACAATCTGCCTGAAGACCTAGAGGTAACTGTTCAGTTCAACGAAGCTGATGAGGCTTTCGAGAGTCGCACAGAGATGATTCAGAATACAGCGATGCTCAAAGCTCAAAACCTCATTTCTTGGACAGAGGCAGTTATGGCCATCCATCCGAATATGAAGGAAGAAGATGCGAGAGCGCATTTGGAAATGATTGCTGAACAGAAGGCTGAATTCGATGCTTTGTTCAATCCTCTACCAACCGGACAGATACCGGAAGGCGAGGGTGGGGCTCAGACTCCTGAGGACAAGGCGACAACCATTTTTGATGCTGCCTTGGGTAATAAGCCATCCAACGACAAAAGCTCTGACAATCGCTCTGACAAAGCCGAGCAGCGATCTAATAATCAGTAATCATGCCCTTTGATGCTGAAAAGATTGATGAGATCAAAGATGATTTGATCGGCATTGAGGATCAGGCGATTGAGCAGACTCAGAAGTCAATTCAAAAGGGGCTTGAGGCCCTGACACAACGACTACAGAGATCAGTCATCCTTCTCGACTCTGATAACGGAGGAATCGTATCTGCGTCTAAGACGAATATTCAGCAAATTCAGAATTTCATAACCGCCTTTGCTCCTGCAATCCAACAAGTAGCGAACGATGGCAAGGCCGAACTCTTATCTCAGTTCAGGCCAATTACCAAGAACCTAAACAAGATGCTGTCTACCTCGGGATTCGATGTTGACCCCGAAGGAGCGCAGTTTGATGCTGCTGTCTTGGGAACGCTCATCGACCAAAACTTCAATAAATTCAATGGAGGAGCATCTGCCACGACTCAAGCATTGAGCGATATGATGTTTTCCTTAGTTTCCTCTAGGGCTACGCCTGACCAATGGATCAAGTCTATCGAGAATACTGTCTTAGGAGACAAGGACAGAGCCGGAGCGCCCCTTTCTCGCCATGCTAAGACTTGGGCGATGACTGCAATCAATCAATATGAAGGCGACTTCATGCAGAACGCTGTCGATGAGAAGTTCATCGGAGGGTGGTACTACTCAGGTCCGAAAGATAACGCAAATAGAGAATTCTGCTATCGCAGGGCCGGTAGAACCTATTCTAAAGAGAAGGCATCGGCTGATACGCTTCAGAATCCTATTGGAGCATCGGGAATGAATAACCCCGGTGGATGGAACTGCCGTCATACGCTTGTACCGGTACTCCCTGAAGATATGCCGGACGATACGGACGAACTCAATGCTCCTAAGCCTCCTAAATCCAAGCCTGTGCCTGCTAAAATTACTTTGCCGGAAGTCAAGAAGTTCCTCAAGGGCCATATCTCTCCGCAGAGCGAACTCTATCAAGCAGGGATTGGAGGAGGCGCTATCTCATTGAGGCAGGATGACGATAGGCGGCAGATACCTCGCTTGAGCGATTCCCAATATCGTGAAATGATTGAAAGCACACAAGAATTTACAGGAGGTGGATATACGCTAGTCAGGTCTGTTATGGACGGCAGTTACTCTAAATCCGCGCCTAAGTACATTATAGAGAGAGGGGGGGCTCTAGCGAAACACATTGGGGACTTCGTAGACCGATCAATCCCTTGGAACGGCGATAGGCTCCAAAGAGGACTCGCTTTCGAGAAGTTTGAAAGCGAGAGCGAGGAAAGGTTCAGAGCATTCGCTGCGATGAAGCCGGGAGACACATTTGACGATGTAGGCCATACTTCGTGGTCTACTGACCGGCGTGTCGCCGCCCGTAGTTTCGGGAGGTCGAACAACGAATCGTACAATACTGTCGTACTATCAGTTAACGGCAAAACAAGCGGAGCCGCTACTGTCAGGCACTTCTCTAACTACGATGAGGAGCATGAGGTAGTTGTCAAAGGCGGCGAGAAATTCAGGGTAAAATCAGTCAATAGAAGGGAATTTCAATCCGCAGAAGATGTGAGAGAAACAGGAGGAGAAATCCTAGCGATTGGAACCTATGTTGAGATCGAATTGGAGGTCATCGAATAATGGCAAAAAGACCACAGAGCGAGATTGATGAGCGTGGAACCGAGACAATGAACGGCATGAGGTTCTACAACTCAAAGGGAGAGGTCTTCCGAGTCGGCCTGAGAGAGCTAAAGAAGCCCCTTGCTCCTGACCAATGCTTACAGAAGATGAGAAAAGGCACTTTGGAGTTCAAACCAAA